AACGTCCTCCGCCTTCGCTCCCAGCGCCTCCCCAAGCCTGCACGACGCCGTGCCGCACAGCACCGCCGGCAAGTAGGCGGGCGTGCCTTTCACGGCGGCGAGGACGGACGTGAGGGCCTCTAGCGTGTACACGTCCCTCGTCCTCTCGCGCGCCGGGGCCTTCGGCATGCGGTAGCGCGCCGAGCACGGGTTCGACTGCGCGACCTCGTACCGGACGCACATGTCGAGCAGCTGCGACAGCAGCAGCAGCGACTTCTGCGCGCTCGACGGCGCGAGCGTGAGTAGCCATTCCTGCACCTGTATCGGTCTCACGTCGGTCACCTGCACGTCTGCCCAGCGAGGCAGTATGCGCGAGCGCCACATCGACCTGTACAGGCGCTCCGTGTTCGCCGACACCTCGCCCTTGCTGAGCTTGTCCTCGAAGTCCGGGAGCCACCACATCTCGTAGGCCTGCCGCACGGTCGGGGCGGGTGCGTCGCTTGAATGCTCCACCCGGCGCCGAGCGAGCACGTCGTCGGCGTCCTTGCGGGTGCCGCGCACCGTCTCGGAGACGCGGCGGTACCCGCGTCCGTCGTGGAGGTCGGCCCAGTAGCGGATGCGCCGCTTGCCGCGCCCCGCGTCCTCGTTGCTGCCCCAGGATGCGCGCTGCCTCCTCGCCATGGCTTCCCCTTTCGTCGCTAAAGCGACGGCCCCGGTTTCCCGGGGCCGCTTCGGCTACTTCGTCAGCTTCGCAGACTGGTACGTTTCCAGCGCCTCGACCGCCGTATCCCTGCCAGAGGCGTACTGGAGCGTGTAGTACTCCGTGTCGTCGTAGATGATCGCTAACTCGCCGCTCCCCAGCGTGTGTATGTCCGCCGTGAAGTAGAAGCAATCGGAGCCGTTGAAGTCGCCTTGGTTGAGCGGCCCGTAAGAGTCGTCGTCCTCGGTCGCCATCTGGTCTATCGTCCCGAGATAGACCGCGTTCGCGATGTCCTCGATGTTGAGGCCGTCGATTTCCGTTGGGCCGGTAGCCATGACGATCGCGCCCTTCGTCGACGCGGTCAGCCTGCCGTCGGACGCGTTCACGCTCCAGGACTCCGGCACCTCCAGCGCGAGGTTCCCGAGAGTCGCCGTCTTCGTCGCCTTCTCCTTGGCCTTCGGCGCATCCTCGGAGGTTTCCGGCTGCTCCTGCCCGTCCTGCTTGCCTGAGCAGGCGGCGAGCGTTGCGGTCGATGCCATGAGGGCGATGAACGCCCTGCGGGTGAGGTTATCGGTCATGATGATGTCCTTTCTATCTATGCCGTCGCCGCAGCAGCCACAGCACGTTCGGGAAACTCCATGGACAGAAACGCCGCGTCCCGCGCTTGGCGCATGAGGGAGTCCTTGCGGTCATCGGTGCACTGGTCGTAGCAGCCGACCAGCTCGGCGTGCTCCGGGTCTATGTGCTGTGTAACTTCCTGCGGGTGATCTATGTACCAGCCCATAAGGTCGTTCGGGGTGGAGCCTAGGGCGACGGCGCAGTTCCATATCTGCTCCGCGCTCGGGAAATTCTCCCCGCGCTCCCAGGCTCCGATTGCTCGTGAGCTGACGCCGACCTTCTTCGCAAGGTCCTCTTGCGAGACGTGAGACTTTTTTCTGATGTTCCTTAGCTGAAGCTTCATTCTTCCTCCAGGCAACAAATGTTTCTTTCCGAAAATTTTAAAGCAAACAAAAAGAGTTAGAAAGATTTTTCCGTTTTTACTATTGCAAACAAGAAGAATACTTCTATACTCAGACGCGTCAACAGGAAGAAAGTCTCCGGTAATGAGAGGAGGGGATATCCGATGGCATTCAACTTAGACACGTTGCGCGCAAACATCCGCGCGGAGCGAGCGCGATGCAACATCTCGCAAGAGGAGCTCGCGCACCGATGCGGAGTCTCCACGGCCGCAATTCTGAGCTATGAGAACGGAATCTATGTTCCGGGAACCGACAAGCTCGCGGCAATAGCCGAGGCGCTGGGCGTTACGCCAAACGACCTTCTCGGATGGCCTGATTAAGGAGGTGTTTCAAGTGAACAGCATGCAGGTTTTTAAGAACGATCAGTTCGGAACCATTCGCGCCATGCGTGGCGAGGACGGCGAGCCGATGTTCATTGCGGGTGACGTTGCCAAGATTCTCGGCTACGGAGACGCGACCCACATGACGCGCCGCCTGGAGGACGACGAGAAGGGCCTCCGCTCAGTGGAGACCCCTGGCGGAACCCAGATGGCCAACGTCATCACTGAGCCTGGCCTGTACTCCGCGATTCTCGGTTCCCGCGTCCCGGAGGCGAAGGCCTTCAAGCGCTGGGTCACTCATGAGGTGCTCCCGGCCCTGCGGCGCGATGGCGGCTACATGGTCGCCCGCGATGAGACGCCCGAGCAGACGATGGCACGCGCGGTGCTCCTCGCGCAGCAGACCATCGACCGCCAGAAGAACCGTATCTCCGAGCTGGAGCCGAAGGCGCTCTTCGCAGACGCGGTCGCCGCGAGCGACGGCACCTGCCTCGTCGGCGAGCTCGCCAAGATGCTGCGCCAGAACGGGGTCGATGTCGGGCAGAACCGGCTATTCGCCATGCTTCGCGAGGACGGCTACCTGGGCAACGTCGGGCAGAACCGCAACGTCCCGACGCAGAAGGCGATGGACCTCGGGCTCTTCCGCATCAAGGAGACGGCCGTGACGCACTCAGACGGCCACGTGACCATCAACCGCACCCCGAAGGTGACGGGCAAGGGCCAGATCTACTTCGTTAAGCGCTACGGCGCTTAGCACAACCCATAGCACAACCTATCCCAGCAAGCGACGCGGGGCCATGCCCCGTGGCGGGGAGTCGTTGCGCGAAATGCACCAACTGTACTTTGAGAACTGGATGGCGCCGCGTCCTCGCCGAAAAGGACGCCTATCCGAGAGTTCCCTGCGGGGGAGCGCGGGTGTGCCCCTGACCTGCCTAGCAGGCCGAACCCTTCTCCTTTACCGGCACCCCCCATGCTTGTGTGTATCGCTTCTGTATTACGGCTAGGGACGAAACGGGAGCCGGGCGGGCCATGACCCCGCCACCCGTGCCCGCGCCTCCCGCAGGGGGCTCTCGGTAAACGTGAGCGTGCCACGTCGGCGGTTGGAGACAACTAACAACCAGCTGAAAGGCGGGCGCCTTGTCGACTTTCCGGCCAACCGCCGGCGCGGTGCGCTCATGGAACTGCCCCGGTGCGCCGGGGTGCAATACAAAAGCGCGGCCCCGCGTGGACGAGACGCGAGACCGCAAGACCTGATGGGAGGTCGATTCACATGGTACCAAACGAACTCAATGTCTCGCCGGAGGTCATGGACGCTCTTGCCGTGGCCGCGACGGCGGTGCTCATGCTCATGTCGGCCCGCTTCTTCCTTTGGCTCCGCGAGCTGGAGGACTACGCGAGGGGCGAGAAGCTGTGAGCGGCGGGCGCGCCCTCGAGTGGGCGAAGGCGGCTGGGCTGAGGCCTCAGATGTCTTACACGGTGCCCCAGACCGCGAGGTACACGGGGCTTAGCCGCTACCAGCTTGAAAAGGAAATCGAGGCGGGGAGGCTTCTGACCATCATGCCCGCAGGCTGCGAGCGCGGCAGGCGGGTCACGGTCGAGGCTGTGGACGAGTGGCTGAAGGAGAACGAGAAGTGAGCAGGCAAGTTGAGAAAGGCACGAAGTTCGAGACGGCCATCTGCGGCTATCTCTCGCGCGTGCTCGGCGCGACCATCGAGCGGCGCGCGAAGCACGGAACGAACGACATGGGCGACATCTCCGGCGTTTTCATCGGCGACAAGCCCGTGGTAATCGAGGTCAAGGACCGCGCGAAGCTCGCGTTCCCGCAATGGCTCGACGAGGCCGAGGTGGAACGCGAGAACGCGGACGCCGAGTACGGCGTGGTCGTTGCCCACAGGAAGGGCAAGGGCGCGTCGAGCATGGGCGAGCAGTACGTGGTCATGACGTTGGAGACGTTCGCCGCGATCATCGCGGGCGGGTACGGGAATCTGGAGGAATAGGTGGAAGAGAAGGTTGTCCAGGCCGAGGTAATCGACACCCCGGCCCAGATGAGCGGCGCGCAGGCGTGGCTCAGCGACAAGGCCGGGCGCGTGACCGAGCTCGCCGAGACATACACGCCGTTCGACATCAAGAGCGAGCGAGAGTACCAGGACGCCAAGCGCCAGCGCGCTGGGCTGCGCTCCGAGATTTCGAGCATCGACGCTGAGCGCAAGGACATGACACGCTCTATCGAGAAGGCCGTCAAGGATTTCAAGGCGGGCGCGAAAGACCTGCTCGCCCCTCTCACGGAAGCCGACGAGGGCTACAAGGCCCGCATGGCGGAGTGGGACAAGCTGCGCGTGTCGCAGAGGCGCGAGCACCTGGAGCAGTCGTACCTGGAGTTCGCCCCGCAGCTCGCGCCGCTTGTGCCGTTCGACCGCCTCTGCGAGCGTTTCGCCGCCGAGGGGAAGTGGTTCACGCGCTCAAAGAGCGAGGCTGAGGACGAGCGCTCGATGCGACATGCGGTGAGCGCCATCGCCGACGACGAGAAGCAGATAGACATGTGGCAGCTCGACGCGGGCGACAAGGAGGCCATGAAGGCCGAGTACTTCAACACGCTCGACCTCCACGCCGCAGCCGTCAAGGCGCAGGCCCTGCGTGAACAGCGAGCCAACGTCCGCGCGCTGGAGGAGCAGCGCGCAGCCGAGGCCATGCAGGCCGCCCAGGCCGCTTCGGAACGCGAGGAGGAGCCTGCAAGCGACGGCATGACGCCCATCATGCGCAAGGGCGTCGAGACGATGAACCGCTGCATGGCGGCAAACGCCGAGCGCGAAGGCCGCGAGGCTGCTGCTCCCGAGAAGTACGAGTACCTGATAAAGGTGCGCCTCGACGCCGTCGAGTACGCGACGCTCATCGGCTTTTTGAAGCAGCAGGGCATCAAGGGGACCATCAGCAAGAGGAAGGCGCAGGAAAATGGAGCAGACTAACGCGCTCGCCGTGGCGCAGCAGATGTCGTTAAGTGACCAGCTCGCGTACGCCAACACGGTTTGCAAAGGCTCGCTCGTGCCCGCCGCGTACCGAAACCAGCCCGCGAACGTGCTCATCGCCATGGGTTTAGGCCAGTCCATGGGCCTCTCTCCCGCCGAGTCGCTTTACCGCATCTCGGTCATCAACGGGAACCCGGCTGCGAAAGCCGAGCTTATCGCCGCCAACGTCCGTCGCGCGGGGCACAAGCTGCACATCACGAAGAACGAGAAGGCGATGTTCGCCACCGCCGAGATCACGCGCTGCGACGACCCGGATTTTACGTTCACGGCGACATGGGACATGGCGAAGGCGCAGCAGGCGAAGCTTTCCGACAAGGACAACTGGAAGAAGTACCCCATGGCGATGCTCACCGCGCGCGCCATCACCGAGTGCGCGCGCGACGCATGCTCGGAAGCGCTCTACGGAGTCGTGTACACGGCCGAGGAAATGGGGGCGTCGAGCACAGGGCCTGACGGCGAACCGAAGCCGGTTCAGGTCGAGGCGCAGGTCGAGCAGGTAGACCTCGCGCCCGTCCGCTCGCGCTTCAAGGCCTACAAGCAGGCCACCGGGGCCGACAACGACGCGGCCATGCGTGCCGTATGCGAGGCTGTCGGCGTCTCCGGGATGCACGAGATGGGAAACGAGCAGGTCGAGAAGGCAGCGCGTTTCATGGACGAGGCGATCGAGCAGGCCGACGAGGCGGGTCAGCAGGCGCAGGACGATGCGGCTGCCGACGCCGGGCTTTACGAGCAGGACGTCGCATTCTAGGAGGCACTGAATGTCAATCAACAAGGCTGTCATTAGCGGCAACCTCACGCGCGACTCCGAGCTGCGCAGGCTCGGCAGCGGCTCGTGCGTGCTCAACTTCGGCGTGGCCGTAAACGACCGCGTCAAGAACCAACAGACCGGCGAGTGGGAGGACCGCCCGAACTTCGTGGACTGCGTCATCTTCGGCGCGCGAGCCGAGAAGCTCGCCCAGTACCTCACCAAGGGCGCGAAGGTCGCCGTCGAGGGCAGGCTGCGCTATTCGGCGTGGGAGAAGGATGGGCAGCGCCGAAGCAAGCTTGAGGTCGTCGTCGACGAGCTGGAGTTCCTGACCTCGCGCGACCGCCAGTTTGCGGCCCCGTCGCCAGCCCCGGCGGCGATCCAGTATCCACAGCCGATGCCTCAGCCGGTGAGCGTCTATGACGAAGACATCCCGTTCTAGGAGACCGCTGCCGCAGGTGCGCTGCGAGGACTGCAGGCACATGTGGAAGGCGGCTGGGGTATGCACGAAAAGGCTTCTGTCAAAGGCACCCGGGGTCAAGCGCTCCGGGTGCCTTTACTTCGAGGGGAGGGTCTGCAAGTGACGCGAGACGAGGACTGCGCGGCCGTCGGCGACCCCGACATGCTGCGAGCCGAGCGTGAGGCCGACAGGCTGCGCGGCAAGACCTGCGCCGGTTGCGACTGGTGCTTGGGCGCGGACGAGTCGGGCTTCATGCTCGACAACGTGCCCGACGCGCTGCGCAGGTGCATCGACGGCAAATGCGGCGTCTGCGACGTCGACATCTTCGGCCCGGCGCTGACGATGCTCGACGCCGAGGCCTGCCCCAACTTCACTGAGAGGAAGGACTGACATGGAGGAAAAGACCGGCGTGGCCAGGCTGCGCCAAGCGATCACAAACCAGGCGGCGTGCGGAAGCGGCCAGTTCGAGCTGTCAATCGACAGCGCCGACAAGCTGTGCCGCGAGATTGAGGCCCAGCTCGCGCTGCTCGCGTGGGCGCGTGGCGTGCCCGTGCCCGGGGACGCCGACGGCGAGATCGTGCCGCTCACGACAGAGGTGATGTACGGCGATGACGGCAGGGAGTACAAAGGAAGCTCCTACAGGTCCTTCATCTGGAGCCGCGAGAGAGGCCAGTGGTACTTCGGCATCGCCGAAGGCTCACGTGAAGTCGCCAGTCTCCACCTTCGCCGCCCCGACAGCTGGGAGAAGCTGGAGAAAGACGTCAGCAAAACTGCGGGCGAAGACATCTGCGGCTACTTCGGCATTGTATTGAGCGAGCCGTGCAGCGCAGAATGCCCGGCCAGTGGTGCCCACGACTCATGTGCGGTAACCGCAGTGCGCGACGTGATGCGCCGCGCAAAGGCCCTCGCGGAGCGCGATGCGAAGGAGGCAAGCCGTGGTTAGCGATTCTGAAAAAATGAAAGCGAAGAAGAAGGCGATGATCTCGCAGCCTATGGCCAGCAGGACTGATGCCGAGATCGTCGATGCAAGGGAGAAGGCCTTTGAGGAACTCGAGAGCATGGGCTACGAGGTAGTGAACACGCTGTTCACCGACGAGTGGTACAGCGACGAGGCGATGAGGGAGCGCGGTGTGGTACAGGTCCCGCTCTGCTATCTCGCGAAATCGCTCGAGAACATGAGCCTGTGCCATGCGGCCTACTTCTGCAAAGGCTGGGAGAACGCACGTGGATGCCGCATCGAGCATGATGCCGCCGTCGCGTACGGGCTTGAGGTGCTGTATGAGGATCAGTGATGACGAGCGCCGCGATGTCGCCGAGAACCTGCGAAGCCTGACCTTCGGCCATTTCATCCAATACAAGGAGCAGTTCTTCGACGAGCTTGCCGAGGTGGTGCTCGGCTTCGAGGACTTTCACGACTTCAATACTGTCCTCGACAAGCTTGCCGACCTCATAGACCCGGAAGGGGGAGACGAATGATTGCCGATGAAGAGCGCCGCAACGTGGCGGCGAATATACGAAGCGCAGCCGAGAGACGCAAGTATGACCTACTCGACGACCCCGATTACTCTCCGTTCGCCGCGCTATATGTTGTGTTTTGCGGAGTTCGCGGGTTTCCTCACTACGAAGACCTACTGCATCTCGCCGACCTCATAGACCCGGAGGGGTCCGACCGTGGCTAGCGAGCAGCGCGACACGCGCATCCCGTTCCGTCTCGGGACCGACCAGTACTGCAAGTTCAAGGATATCGACGAGTACGTTCACATTGGCGACTTCGTTGTGGTTAAGGGATACAAGATATTCGGGAAACCCCGCGATTACTGCGGGAAGCTGTCCATGATCGGGTACGACGGCGAGGGGTTCCTCAGATTTGCAAGGCTTCTCTACCCAAACGAAATCGATGGCTACTACGTCTCTTTCGACGGTACTTTCCGCTGTGAGGAGGTGTTCGACTATGATTAGCGATTCTGAGCGCCGCGAGGTGGCGGCAAGGCTACGCAGCAAGAAGCCGGAAGAGTGCACAGCCCCATTCGGCAAGCCTGTTCTCATGCACATTTTCCGTAGCGTATTCCCGAACCAAATGTTTCTCACCAACTGGATTTTGCGGCTCCCTTACCAGCTCGCCGACCTCATAGACCCGGAAGGAGAAGACGATGATTAGCGACAAGGAGCGCCGTGCCGTGGCAGCGCGGATGCGCGAGATTATGCGCGATGACCCGCATGGGTGGCTCGACATCATGGTCGCGAAGGCGATCTTCGACGTAATGGGGGAGGGCGTAGCAATCGGCGAGACCGTCGCCGACCTCATCGACCGCCCGACGTGCAACGACGTTGGTGATGATTGGGAGTTTCACTGCTCCGCGTGCGGGTGCGAGCTGGATATCCGCGACATGGAGGTAGGTGAGCCGACCATGTGGAAAGACGGAGCAGCCCAGGTGCCGAAGTATTGTCCAAGCTGCGGGGCGGAGGTGGTAAACGATGCCTAAGACGACGAAGTTTGCGAGGGCTGTTGACTGCCCGACGTGTGGGGCGACCCCGTCTCACCAGAAGTGGAAGCCGCGCAGGATGGTCGACCTTGACGACTACACCCCCATAGCAGATTGCGACCCCGTTGACGCCGTCCACTGCCGCAAGTGCGACCTCGTTTTCCGCGTCGCTCACTTCGAGCACGACGACACATATGTCACGGATTGGGACGAGATCGAGACGATTCCGCGCTACTGCCCGTGGTGCGGGGCGGAGGTTACTGAGAAGGAGGAAAACGATGGCTAACTGGTACGACAACATTCCCGCGCCCGTGGACGCCAACGGTCGAGAGGTGCCGCTTGACACCAAGGAGTTGGTGTGGGGTGGCGAGACGCGCGAGGTGCTGAACATCGCGTACAGCGTCGATTACGGTCGGTGGTTAGCCTGCCTCGCGGATGGACTCGGGCTGACACGCCTCAGCGCCTGCACCCTGCCCGACAGCTGGGAGAGGTTGGAGGAGGACATTTGGAAAGTCGTGGAAAACGACGTCTGCGGCTATTTCGACAAGTCGGGCAAGTCCTGTGATGGTTGCCCAGCTCATCGCACTCAAGGCAGCTGCCTGCCGGTCGTGCGGCACGACGTGATGCGCCGCGCTAAGGCGCTTGCGGAGAGGGACGCGAATGGTTGCAACGAGGAGAGGGGGCGCATGTGATGATCGAGTTGAGCATCGGGGTCCCGCAGATTGTGATTCTGGTTCTGTACCTAGTGAACATCGCGTTGAGCGCCATCCACCACGGCGAGGAGCAGGAGCCATACAACGTCTGGGTAACCATGCTCGGCATCGCGATCAACTTCGCGATTCTCAAGTGGGGAGGTTTCTTCTCATAGGAAGAGGAAGCCAACAAGACAGACAAGAAGCCGACCATAAAGGAAAACTGATGCTAGACATGAAAAATGCAAGCTGCCGTAAATCTGTTCCTGTAATCGCCACCGTCGCCGCCCTCGCGGTTGCCGTGTCCGTCGCGCTCGCTGGGTGCACGGAAAGCGCCCGCGTCAGCTACAACATCAAGCAGGACGCGGACAACTTCAACGTCGCGCGAAGGCTCACGGTGTTCAACATGCGCTCTGACAAGGTTCTCATGCAGATGACCGGCTGTTTCGCGCTCCACAACGACTCGGACAACGAGCTCGAGGTCGTGTGCGAGTTGCCGGACGGCAGCTACCAAAAGCACCTCGTGTACCTCAACGATTGGACGATGTACACGGTCGAGCAGCTTGACACCTCAGACGTCGACAGGTTCAACTACGAGCTCAACTTCCTCCCGCAGGAGCTGCCCGGCGTGAAGATCACGAGTAAGGACTAGGCAGATGGAGGTGGTCAGCAATGACCGTTAAGTTAGGAACCGTCCAGACCTTCGCCGGCGTGAAGCCGGACAAGGCGCAGGCGCTGAAGGTGCTGGAGGAAGCCGCTGAGGTCTTCGGCGCGTGGCAGCTTCTGGAAGACGCGGACCCATACGCTGATGAAGACACCTTTGGTGCTGTGCCACTGATGATCGAGTGCGCCGACGTGATACAAGCGACGTGTAATTTGCTCGCGGCATACGGAGTTGTGGACTTCACCGCGTACATGGAAGCATGCCGCAAGCGCAACGTGGAGCGGGGGCGGATGTGATGCCTAAGACGCTCACGCTCAGCAGCCCGGTTTTCTCGACCAACAACCTCAACGGAACACGTCATGTCGAGTGGTACCTGCTCGACACACACGGCAATGGCTACTTAATCTCGTGGCTTGAGAAGGCCTACGACACCGGGCGGCCCGAGTGCATGGCGTTCCGCGCCAAGGCCAATGCTCTGGGCAGCTGCACCGTGCTCAGCTGGACGGAGCAGGCCGTCAGCCACGAACCGGACGCGGTGCTCGCGCTTTACGAGGTTCTGCAGCGGCTTGAAGAGCATTTCGACTACCGGTACGTTAATGGCGGGGATATCGCTAGCCTTAAGCCCGGGGAGGTTGTCGCCGATGCCCAGTGAGCAGCACCTGCCCTACCGCTCCACCGCCGACATGGTCGTGCTCGACGGCGACGGCAGCCGGTGGGTGAGGGAGACGAACGGGACATGTCCTAATAATGTCCCGATTAGTCCTAAAAACGGCGCGCCTAGTCCAGTCGCTAGTCGTAAGCCGATCAGGAAGGTCGAGGCCTGGTGCGTCGTTGACTTCGGCGGCGTCTACGGGTGCTCGTGGGTGCAGCCGGTCACCGCCTTCACCGACCATGATAGGGCTCGCGTTTGCAGGTACATCCGCGAGCAGCGGCGCGAGAAGCCGAGGAACGGGGTTCCCCGCCCCATCGACTACATCGGCTCGTGCGTCAAGAGGATAGAGGTGGTAATCGATGAGTGACCACAGGGGCGAGAAAGCCGTGTTCCATTTCGCCGGTCTTCCGGGGCACACGGTCACGGTAGACGCCCAGTGCATCTATGACCAAATCGAGAACGGCCAGCTTGCCACATGGCAGGTCTTTTGGGGCGACGACGGAAAGATCAATCACGTCGTGAACACGAACAACGTTGCGTTCGTGGAGGTGGTCCCCGATGAGTGACGCGCCCGAGACCGTCCGCGACCCCGGCTGGTACACGTCGGGCGCCGTGGAGACCATCGCGAAGATAGAGGCCGTCATCGACGGGCTGCCTGCGCGCGAGGCCTTCCTGCTCGGGCAGGTCATCCGCTACGCCGACCGGGCCGGGGAAAAGGACGACCCGGCCATCGACCTGGGCAAGGCGAACAACTACGCACACAGACTGGTTTTCAAGCATTGGAGGCTTCATGGCTTACGAAGAAGAGCCACCGAGCGCGCTGGAGCTATTTGCGATTCCGTTTCTGGCGCTCTTGGTCGCGCTCGCGCTCGTGCTCTACGCGCCCTTCTGGGCGATAGACGAGCTACGCGAGAAGTGGAGGAACAGGAAATGAGCGAGATAACAAACGGCTACGAGGTCGTCGCATCGGCCGATGTGATGGTGAGCAAGGTTACGCGGGCATCCGCCTACGCGGACGCGCCTTACATTATCCTCGACGCGACCTTAAATGTCGATGGCGACGACGCCAGTGGGAGGTTCTCCCTCGGCAAGAACCTCCCTGACCTGTCCATCACCGAGCCGTTGACGCTCATTCTCGTCCGGCGCGCCCCGGCAAGCGACGGTGCCTAGGCGCGGCATACGGTGGTGTAAGCTCGACCTTGACATGCTCCATGACCCCAAGGTCCAGCTCGTCGTCGACGAGTGCGGCGCGGAGGGGGTCGCCGTCTGGGTTTCCGCCGTGCTTAACATGTACTCCGCGATCAACGACGGATACACTTTCATACCCGTCGACTCGCTCGTGAGACGCGTCGCTTGCGACCTGAATTTAGGCAAAATTCGGGCAAAAAAGCTCCTAAAAGTCTGCGAAAAAGTAGGTCTTTTTGACCACGAAATGTGGGCCGAAAACAAGGCCTCAAACGAGCGGGTAACCGAGTTCTACGAAGCCTACCAGCGCAAATGCAAAAGCGCCGAGAAGGCTAGGGCCGCGAGGTCACGTTCTGACTTCAGACCTGAAAACAAGGGGTAGATATTAGATATAAGATAATAAGATAAGAACCCTCTCCCTTACTTGTGAGTAGGAGAGGCGCTGCCCCAAAATCCAAACCACATCAAAAATCGAATCGAGGAACCGCATGGGCAAATCGTCCCGCTGCTCGCTGCTCGCCGCCGTCTGGTTCTGCGCCCTCGCGCTCACGCTGATTCTCTCCGAGATCGACCCCGGCTGCTCGCCGCTCTGCATCGTGCCGGGCTTCGGGCTCGGCGTGAACGCGGCCGGGTACGTCGTCGCCGAGGTCGAGGACGCGAGGAGAAGGCCGTGAGC